GCTAACCGGAAATGCGAACGGGGCACTTGCCGCGCAAGACGGCGTAACGCTGGTTGCAAACGATCGCTTGCTTGTCGCGGACGAAGGAACCGGATCGCACAACGGCATTTACACCGTAACCCAAGTTGGCGACGGTTCACACCCTTACATCCTAACGCGTGCTGCCGATGCCGATCAAGCGAGCGAACTTGTTAGCGCCGCCGTGAAGGTTAGCGAAGGTTCTACCCAGGCGGACAACGAATATTCTTGCACGACGGATGGCCCGTTGACGATCGGCACAACCGCGCTTGTGTGGAGCGTCTTGTCTAGCGGCGGAAGCTTGGCAAGCACGACCGAACAGCTTACCGGAACCGACGCTTCGAAAAGGTCGACGCCCGACAGCGTTGCAGCATTGTGGGAAAAGGGCGCCGACATTGCCAGTTCAGGTACGCTTACCGTAGGCGAAGGCGGTTATTTTCATATCACCGGCACGACGGCGATTACCGCGCTCGCGTTGTCGGTCGATAAGGCCGGGCGCAAGGTTTGGCTGAAGTTCGACGGCTCTTTGACCCTAACGCATAATGCGACAAGCTTGATCCTTCCAACGGGCGCGAACATCGCGACGGCGGCAGGGGATATTGCGGGCTTCGTTTCCGAAGGTTCGGGCAATTTCCGTTGTTTCGTTTATCAGCGGGCGGACGGCACGGCGTTAGCTTCGTCCGGTGGAGGCGGTTCCGCACTCACGGTTAAGGACGAAGGTACGAACCTTGACACGGCGGTTACGTCGATCGACTTTGTTGGCGCGGGCGTCACTGCCACAAATTCAGGCCATGCGGTTACCGTAACGATTTCGGGCGGCGGTAGTAGCGATATGGTCCTTCTACAGACAGTCACTGTAAGTAGCCCCGTCGCATCTGTAGCCCTAACCGCGTTCGATAATTCGACATATCGTAGTTACAAGATAATTGTAGAGAATATTGGTAGTAGCGCCTCTGATTTTGTCAGAGCGCAGCTATCTACTAATGGCGGTTCGACTTGGGATACGGCTTCTAACTATGTAACGGCTTGCCAATATTTTGGAACCGACGGCACGTCAGCGAATGATCACAAGGCCGCCACGACTTCGTTTAAGATTTCACCAATGGGAACTACTAACGACAGTTACGAATTTGAAATGAGCCTAAACGGAATAGCAGGGGCAAAGAAGAAGCTGATGCATGTAGAGAGCGTCATCATCTCTTCCGGTGACCTTGTATATACCGCTAGAAGTGCTCTAGGTTGGAAGTCAACTTCTTCGCCGAATGCTATAAAGTTCTTCCAAGAGTCTGCCTCCAATTTTACGGCGGGCGTTTTCAAACTTTTTGGTCTGAAGTAATTTTAAAGAACGCGTTAAAACAATCCGCCTTGTTTCGTCGAACCGAAGTACCCTAGATCACCAAGCATTCCGAAAGCCCGATCGATATAATATTCATATGCGATATCGGTCGGGCATTCGTCGGGCAGTTCCATAAGAGGGCAAGCGCCTTCAGAATTCGGAACCTTGTTGCCGGTTGCGATATAGTTGATTACGCCTTGCACGCCTTGCGCATAGTACCAACGAATTGTTTTGCCTAGAAAATAGCCGTCTTTATGCGCGCCGCCTCGCACGTTGCGAACGACGACAAAGCGGCGGATATCCTGGCACGCGCGAACCGTCTTTTCGATCGGCGTTCCCTTCGACAAGAAAGCCTGCACCGCGTCCGAACATATTAACGCTTCGGGGTTTTTCGACATTGCGGAATTTTGGGCCGAACCGCGTTCGGAATACGCGCCCTTTGCCTTCGTCGAACCGTCTTCCTTGATCGCGATATAATTGTTCACGTCGCGCGAGTAAACGGCGGCGTAACGCGTTTCTTCAGTCTGAAGCGACGTTATGCGCTCCCATTCGGCGATAACAGCGCCTAAGATATTGGCCATGTGCTTGGGGCACTTGATAATAACGCCATCGGTATTAGCCGACACGATCGGAATTCCTGCCGCTTCGATCATTTCGATTAGCTTTAGGATAACAAGCTGGCCCGTTATCGTAACCTGAATTAGAAGATCGGGCGAAAAGATCGACGAATAAAATGATCCAAGTTTGCCGAAGATGCCGTTAATCGCGATCTTCAATCCGGCTTCTAACTTGTCCTTCAGCTTCTTTAGTTCCATTCGACGAAGCACAAGCCCATCGCGGAAGATTTCAATAAACAACTTGCCGATGTGCTTCGGGAAGAAACCTGAATTGATAATAAGCCAAGGGTAGAACGACGTTACGTCGCGGTCGATTAGATCGGTTTCGTCGTCCGCTTTATGGACTGCCGTCTTCTCGCTCGAATGAAGCCCGCCCATACCCATTTTATAGACGCAAGAGCCGATGCGTATTGACAGCTTGGACAGGGCTTCAGGCATGACCGGGGCGCCGCTGCCGTCCAGCCTGAAGGGGACGGCCTGGACGATCCGCAAGGCTTCCTGAAGCTGTGGATTGTCGAACGACAGATATTCAGGCGGCTGATAATAGAATTCGTAATCGTCGGGCAAATCCGGCTTCTTCGGCGAGAAGCCGCGCGCTTCGCGTATCTTCGCATTAATGAACGCTTCGCCTACTTGGGCATCGGACTTCGAACGAATGTCTTGATTGATTTCGGCGCCCAACCGCTCACGCAATTCGACATGCGGCCTAAGCCCGTACGTGGGATCAACGTAAATCAATTCGGTATTGTCAAGATCGTTGAAACAATAATCTCGCGTATCGATCACGTCTTGCGGCGACAAATCCGAATGCGGATCGATCGGCAATTCCTGCATTCGCTTACAATGGAGGCGGGCGGCATAAAGCTTCAACGAACCTTCAAGCGGTGCAACTTCGATCAAGTCGATATGATTGTACGGCGCCCGCCAATTCGCCTTGCGTTCGTCGCGAATAATTATGTCGTCGCTAAGTTCCTTCAGTTCGTACAGCGTCGCACCTTTGCAAGCCGCTTCGATCATCGGGATATCGTACGAAATCGAGTTAAACCCGATGATCTTGAACCAATGCAACGCCCTATGCAGTTCGGTTCGCATCCATTCGGGAAGCGGACCTTCGCCGTAGTGTTCGACGTAAAAATATTCTCCCGTCGCAATGTTCTTAAAGGCGCAAAGGAAGTAGTTTCGATAACATTCAACGTCGAAAACGACTTCGGTTCCGACAGAATAATTCCACGGCGAAACGCTGAACTTGCGCAAAACCGGCGAGTACGACAGACGCTTTAAAACGCCGTCGTATCGCTTGGCTTTACGCTTCGTCGGAAGCGGCGCGTAATCGTCTAACGTGCTATCGTCAAAGAACATAACGAAGCCTTAGAACGGCACGTCGTCATCGTCAATATCAACGAAGCCGGGGACCGTGCCCACAATAGCCGCCCAAGGGTTCGCCGGATCGCCCGCCGGGGCTTCAGCGGTCGACGGTTCGGGAACGCCCCATGTGCCCGCCTGGACGCCGCTGCGCAGGGCTGCGAAGGCTTCGCCGACTTGCTCCCCCGTCGTGCCTTCGGGCAGCGTCCAAGACGCCACGACAGCAGGCGGTTCAGGGGCAGGCTCGCGCGCTTCGGCTCGCGCCTTCATAATGCAGCCGCGAAGGCTTCCGGTTTCGTCGAAGAAGAACGCGCGATCGTCGTTCGACGTGTAATCGAGTTGGGCGCAAACGGGTTCAATCGATCGGAACAGCTTCGCCGTGAACGAATGCCCTTTTTGCAAACCGGGAACATCGAACGTCGCGCCGTAAACCGGACTTCCGAAGTCTTGGTACTTGTCGTACGTCGACTTAACCTTTTCGTCGTGGAAGTGGATAAGCCCGTCTTTGCTGAAGCTTTCAACCGCCTTGACCGCTTCAAACAACCCTTCAGGCACAGCCGCCGGATACGCGGGATAATTAAACAAGTGCGAAGTTTCCGGCCATTTGTCGCCGTACTGTTGCGTTTTATACCAAGAGCCGTCTTCGAAATAGAACGTAACTGACTTGTTCGAAAAACCGAAGCCTTCAAGCTTCTTTCCGCAACCCGCCACGGCTGCCGCGAACGTCTTCGGGATCACAAGCCCCGGCGGAAGATCAATGCCGTGCCAATATTCGAAGATAACCCGCCCGTTCGTCGAAGTCATCGAATTAGCTTGAAGCAATACCGACACTTCAACAACGCGCTCGCCTTCGTTGTCGATAAGCGGCAACAGCCGGGCGAACCCGTCCTTCAACCGATCGTCAATTGCGGCGCATCGGGGATCGGGCATCGCCTGGGGGATTTGATCGCCCGCAAGGCAAGGAACCGTCGCGCGAATACGATCGCCTTTGACTAGCAGCGTACCGTTTTCGTTTTCGGTTAGCGCGAGCGTCGAACCGGCCCGGTTCAAGGCATCGATAAACCGCCCGATATGTGGGCACAGCGCAAGTTCTTCTTCGACGCTATGCCCGGCGGAAAATACGCCGTCGGTTGCGGTTATCATCTTGCCAGCTAGGCGAGCGTGCGCCTTGTACGCTTCTTCGCCATCTTTGTACGCGGGCGCAATGAAGTTCAAAGCTTCGGCGAGTTTCGACGCCGCTTCGGACTTTGCTTTTTTGCTTGGACGCCTTGCCATTTCAATTGCCCTTCCGCTGTACGGCAACGGCCCAAGTTCCGCGAAGTGTTTCGGGAACTTCTTCGCCGAACTCGAATTTCAACGTAACCGCGTCAACGTCGTAGCCGTCGGGAACGTTGGCGTCGGCGTCGGCATAAATCGACATTCCTTCCAAAATATTTCGCCCGAAATCGGCGCAAAAGTCGCGATCAACTTCAATCTTTGCCATTGTTCAGCCTTTCAGTTCGAAACATTCGCAACCGTACGCGATCACTCGCGCGGGCGGTCGCTGCCCGTTCAGTCGGCAGGCTTCCGACGGTTCGTCGAAGTTCCTGCAAAGGACGCAAGTTCGCGCCGTCTTGATTACATATCCGGCAAGACATTCGGCCATATAGCGCGAAAGGTCCGCTATCCCTTCAGGGCTGCGATTGCGCCAATCGGTCAAAATTCATATCCTAACACTTCGGGATTTTTCTTGTTCAGCCAAACCCGAATGCGGCGAGGCGTGCGAAGGTATCCGGCATTTGCGAGAATTTCGGCGTTGCTTTCCGGCGGTTCGACGGGCGCCCGTTGGCGAAACCAATCGCGGCCCCGCTTCCTGGGGAAGCCGTCGCCTTCGACGGTAATCCATTCGTAAAAGGTCCGAAGATCGGCAGTAAAGTACGAAACCTTAATTGACGCTCTACCCGAAGAACGCGACGTATGCGGCGAATACACGACGCGTAAAACGTCGAAGTATTCGACAACCGGCAAGTCGGACCTAAGAAGTTCTTCGTTGCTGGCATTGCCCACAATGTTAGGCTTGAACTTGAATTCTTCGCCGCAAACTATGCATTCGCGCGCCGACGTATGGTTATACGCGCCGCAACCGTCGCAAATCTTAACCGGCGCATCGCCCGGCTTGCCGTTGCCTTTCGGCTTCGGGATTACCGGATCATTGATCGGCCCCAGGCGGCGCGTATTGCCCGCGAAGTCCAACACTAAGCAATGATGCTTAATGAATTCGAAACCGGGGATATACTGTTGCGGGTTCGTATAGTCGTACGGGCGCGTTCCTCGCCCTAGCATCTGAACCCATAGCCCGGTTGACATAGTTGGCCGAAGCATAGCGATTAGATCAATAGGCGGGTGATCGAAGCCCGTCGTAAGAATGTCTTTGTTGACAATGCAACGCAACTCGCCGGACTTGAACGCCGCAATAATATCGTCGCGCTGCCCCTGGGGCATTTTCGAATGAACGGCAGCCGCCGGAACGCCGAAGGTCGATCGCAGCATTTCCGCGATGTGTTCAGCGTGTTCGATGCCGCTCGCGAAGATAAGCCAAGATCGCCGCTGCATTCCTTGTTGAACGACTTCGCAAAGGGCTTCGTACGTAATGTCGTCTTTGTCGACGGCAGCTTGCAACGCACCTTCGATAAAGTCGCCTGTTGACGACATGCCGACGCCCGATACGTCAAGTTCGGTTGCCGTTTTCTTCGGGAAGATCGGGCAAAGGTAACCTTCGGCAATCAGGCGCGAGAAACCTTGAATATCGCAAAGGTTGTACGCAATGTCGGTAAATATCGGCCCGTTCGTTAAAAGCCCCATGCCTAGACGATAGATTGTCGCACTAAGTCCAATGATCTTCAGATAAGGATTGATCGCCTTTAGCTGAAGAATGAAGTCGCCGTAAGAACTATCCGCCGAAGGTCCGACTAGATGCGCTTCGTCGATAATCATTAGATCGCGAAAGCCGAAGATCGAACGCCCGTCTTCGTCGACGCCGCGAACCATTGATTTGACGCCGCCGAAGATGATCGGTTGTATAAAGTCCTTTTGCTTCAGCCCGGCGGAATAGATGCCAAGCGGCGCGTTCGGCCAAACCCTTTGCAGTTGCTTCGCGTTTTGTTCGATCAACTCTTTGACGTGAGTTGACATAATAACCCGCGTTTGGGGAAATACGTCGTACACTCGCCGAAGGAACTTCGCGATAACGAACGACTTGCCTGTTCCCGTCGGCAGGGCGATAAGCGGGTTCGCTTCGATAGGGCGCCCTTCGGCGTCGGTTCCGCCGTGTTCGTCGAAGTACCGAAAGAGCGTGTCAACCGCTTCCTCTTGATACCATCGATCAAGCGACGGCCCGCCGTTGTGCCCAATTGTCGCGAACGGCGCGTTCATTGACGAATTCCCGCAATGCGACGATACGAAGTTATCGCATTAACATAGATATCGGCAGCCCATTGAAGTTCGCTAAAGGGCTTTCCTTCGTCCATTTCGTTGTACGCCCATTGGCTCGCAAAATCGGCCCGAAGTTGTTCTTCTTCCGACGGTATAAGCAAAAGCTTATACCGCTCTAAAGCGCGATCGAACGCTTTAACGTAAGCTTCCCGCGTCATACGATCCGGCGCCATTGTGGGCAACCCTGGGGGACTAACTCGCGCTGAATAATGCCGTCGAAGATGCGACAATGCCACTCGCCCCCGTCGACGGGCGAAGCGTGTTCGCAGCTTCGGCAATTGACTTCGGGCGCGGCCCCGTGATGGCATATCGGCGAATAGTGACAAAGCTTGCATTCGCCGAACGCGGCGCTTTGCGCGATCTTCGCGGGGGGCGTTTGGCTGAAGA